AAGAAAAACTATTGAATGGTAAAAAGTGGAAACAATTTAAAAATGTATTTCCAATTTATTCTGCAGTTAACTTTGATACTTTTATAAATGAAAACGGAACTACCATACACCAGGATAAAAATTTACAAGTTATAAATTATGCTAGAGCAAAATTAATTAGTTTAGAAGAATCATCTATACAATTAAATTATCACCAGGGCGCTGTAGATATATTTTTTGTGCAGCAATTAGAAAGAGACATTGAGTATTATAAAAAATCAAATGTTATGTATGAATTTTCTGACATGATTAAACTATTTGTTGAGAAACAAAAGCATCTTGCTCTCGATGCAATTTTTCTTGATGAAGCCCAAGATCTGAATCCTTTGCAATGGGATATGTTTTTTTACATTGAGTCTAAATGTAAACGATCATACATTGCAGGGGATGACGATCAAACAATATATAACTTTCAGGGTGCAGACTCTAATATTTTTATAGACCTAGAAGGTGAGAGAGATGACCAAGAAATATCTTATAGGGTTCCAAAAGCAATACATAGAAAAGCCTTGGAAATATTACCTTACATAAATAAACGAGTGGATAAAAAATGGTATCCTAAAGATGAAGAAGGTGAACTTATTGAAAATTGTTTTTTAGAAGACTTAGATTTTAATAAAGGAGAGTGGATGATTTTAGCAACGACTAATAAGCTGTTACAGGATTTTTCAGAGCATTTTTATAGAAAAGGCTTAAGAATTTTTGGTAAAGGAAACACTATCTTACCACAAAAAACTTTAGAAGCTTACAGAACTTGGAATAAATTAAACAATGGAGAGCTAACAACAGTTGAAGATACAAAAAATATGTGGACTTATTTAAACTATAATAAAGGTCACATTAAGTTTGGTTATTCTAGCGGTAAAACATTAAAAGGTGAGGAGTTAATATCTTTAGATATTTTAAAAAAGGATCACGGTTTGTTGATTGATGGTGACTGGCAACAATTAAGTTTTGATGAGGATGTAAAAAAATATATAAAAAGTATTTTAAAAAGTGGTGATGACTTATCGACAGATCCAAGAATAGAATTGTCCACAATACATGGGGCCAAAGGTAGAGAACGAGAAAACATTGTTTTGTGTATAGATTATGGAACAGAAACACAATCAACAATGTTATCACAGAAAGCTGCAGAAGATCCAAACTCTACACATAGATTATTTTTTGTAGGTGTAACACGAGCAATGCAAAGATTATATATTTTATCACCATTAACATCACACTACTACACAATAGGAGGACAAATAATATGACAAATAAAGATATATTTAAAGGAACAACTTATAAATCTTTACAAGAACAGGTAGGAGGTAAACATTATCAAAACATGAAAATTCAACCTGCAGAGTTTAGTAATGAAAATAAACTTTTATTTGCAGAGGGAAATGCTATAAAGTATATCTGTAGACATCAAAATAAAGGTAAAGCAAAAGACATAGAAAAGGCAATACACTATTTAGAGATGATATTAGAAAGAGATTATAGTTAATGTATACTGCACAAACAGAATGGAATAGTCCTACTTCTTTTCCAGATTTAAAAGACCATAAGTATATTGCAATAGATTTGGAAACGAGAGATCCAGGATTAAAATCACGAGGTTCTGGTGCATTAATTGGAGAAGGTGAGATAGTAGGTATTGCAGTGGCTGTGGAAGGTTGGTCTGGATATTATTCTTTTGGTCACTTAGAACAAAATCATTTTGATGAAGTTAGTGTTATGAGTTGGATTAAAGATGTATGTGCTTTACCTGCTACAAAATTATTTCACAATGCAATGTATGATGTTTGTTGGTTAAAAGCATATGGAGTTAAGATTAATGGACACATTGTAGACACAATGGTGATGGCAGCATTGGTTGATGAAAACAAATTTTCATACTCATTAAACAGCGTTTCTTATGAATGGTTAGGTGAGGTTAAAGATGAGACAGCATTAAAAGAAGCTGCAGCTAAAGCTGGTGTTGATCCAAAAGCTGAGATGTGGAAACTACCTGATATGTTTGTTGGTGCTTACGCAGAAAAAGATGCAGAACTAACTTTAAAATTGTTTAAAAAATTATCTGTTGAGATTAAAAAACAAAATCTTACAAATGTATTTGATCTTGAAACGCAATTGTTTCCTGCGTTAATTGATATGAAAATTAAGGGCGTTCGAGTGGACGTTGAAAAAGCTCATAAATTGAAGCAGCAATTAGCATTACAAGAAGAAAACTTACTCCTAGAAATAAAAAAAGAAACCAACCTAGAACCTCAAATATGGGCTGCAAGAAGTATCGCCAAAGTCTTTGATAAATTAAATTTACCTTACGAAAGAACTGCAAAATCAAAAGCACCATCCTTTACTAAAAATTTTCTTCAAGAACATAAACATCCTATTGTTAATAAAATTGCAAAAGCAAGAGAAATAAACAAAGCCCATACTACATTTATAGATACGATTATCAAGTACCAACATAAAGGTAGAATACATGCAGACATTAATCCTATTAGAGGTGAAGGTGGTGGAACTGTAACAGGTAGATTTTCATATTCTAATCCAAACCTCCAGCAAATACCAGCGAGGAACAAGCAGCTGGGGCCAATGATACGATCATTGTTTATACCCGAAGAAAAACATACTTGGGGTTGTTTTGATTACTCACAACAAGAACCAAGACTAGTTGTACACTATGCGGCATCAAGTCAAAAACTTCGTGATGAAGAAGAGGTAAAAAAAATTGTAGATGAGTTTAATAACAATGAAGTAGACTTTCATCAAACTGTAGCAGACATGGCAGATATATCTAGAACACAAGCTAAAACAATTAATCTTGGACTATTTTATGGTATGGGTAAAGCAAAACTTCAAGCGGAATTAGGTTTATCAACAAAAGATGAAGCAGAAAAGTTGTTTAACAAATATCATGACCGTGTTCCTTTTGTTAAAGATTTAATGAATAACACATCAAAAGATGGGTCAGCTTTAGGATATATTAGAACACTGCTTGGGAGAAAATGTAGATTTGATAAGTGGGAATTAAATGAATACAATCCTGGAGTTTTTAGTCCACCTATGACTGAGGCAGAGGCAAGAGAAGCTTCTGTTATTAAACAAAAAACAAAAGAAGTAGAAAGACAAAAATACAAAATAGAATTAGGCGAGATTACAGAAGATCAAATTTTAAAAAATATAAAACCAAATATAAGAAGAGCATTTACTTACAAAGCACTAAACAAATTAATACAAGGGTCAGCAGCAGATATGACTAAACAAGCAATGCTAAACCTATATCGAGAAGGTATTGTGCCACACATCCAGATACATGATGAACTTGATATTTCTGTAGAATCACCACAGCAAGCTAAAAAAATTATTGAGATTATGGAAGAAGCTGTTACACTAAAGATCCCCAACAAAGTTGATTATGAATCAGGAAATAACTGGGGAGAAATAAATGGATAATTATTATGGCATATTTAAATGCAAACATACCGCCAATCTATGCACAAATAAGAAAGGAGTATCTATATGACAATAAAAAACATCATGGAGAAGTTGAAGATTGTATTGTCTTTGGTATTAGCTGTATTACAGGAAGGGCTATACTATGGCACGCAATTATGGAAAACGGTGCAGTCTTTTATCGTTTGCCAATTACGGCTTTTATTCAACGTGATTATGAACCATCAACTGTTCCCACTAAAAGACTTGATGAATTGGAACTTTGGAATAGCTTTAGTTATTACCCTGCTGTTACTACTTATGATATCTTAAGTGGACAACATGGAAAATATATAGGGAAAGATAAGAAATGGCATCATGGTAATTACCTATTTACCGTTGACTTTGCACATCCAGAGAGTAATATAGTAGATACGGAACATTCCGAAATACCGCACGAACACAAGTGCGCACACATTATTGCTTTAGACGATGGCAATTTTGCAGCACAACCTAACAATAGAATTATATGGGACCTACCTTCTTTTACTGTAAAAGATAATATCCCTGATTGGAAGGTACAGACATCAGAGTGGAACGTAGAAGATTCTGGTAAATGGCAAACTGAAGACACGGATAAATTTTTCTACGAAATAGAGGAGAAGAAAAATGATTAAAAAATGGATTGTAAGACCAATTAGAAAAGTTTGGGATTGGTTAACAAATATTGTTAAAAGCTGGATTGGTTAATATGAGTAAATGTGAAGATTGTAAACACGATTGTCATTGTGAAGATATTTCACATATTGATATTTGTGAATGCACTAAATGTATTTGTAATACAAAAGACGAAGACAAGACATGGGAGAACGAGGTTGTATACGAAAAATAATGGAGATAAACAAAATGAATTATTATTTTACAGGTATATTAATTATCTTAATGAGTTTGTTAGCGTTTTGTGTAAAACCAGGTTATTCTGCAGAAACACAATCGAACGTAAGTGGATCCAACACAAGTATTGAAGGTGGGTATACTGGAGGAGCAACAACATATCAGTCCGGATCATCATCTAACACAACAACTAATTCAACATCTAATTCTAATATAAGATCAGCACCACCAACATCATCAGCACCATCATACAATTCTATGACACAAGATGTATGTGCAGTAGGTGGATCACTTGGTGTACAAACATTTGGACTTGGTATTAGCGGCGGGAAACATTTTATAGATAAAAATTGTGAACGATTAAAGTTAGCGAGAATATTAAATGACTTTGGTATGCGTGTAGCAGCCGTGGCTATACTTTGTCAAGACGAACGTGTGTTTGAGTCTATGATATCAGCCGGAACCGTTTGCCCTATTGATGGAAAAATTGGAGCTGAAGCTATGGCATTGTGGGCTAAGTATGGTCATGAAAGACCAGACTATAATACATACATGAAACGTGTTAAAGACAGAGAAAAGGCTGATAAAAAAGCAGAAAAATTAAGATTAAAAGAAGAAGCTAAAATGACAAAAGAATTTAATAAACTAGATAAAGAAATTAAAATAGAAATAATACCATTAAAAAAACCTAATGTTAGATAGATTTTTATATAACGTTTTTGGTAAATTAGATGATTTATGTGAATGGATAGCTAATAAATTAGCTGGACCAAGATGCGAGTGTAAGAAAAAAAAGAAAAAAGATGCCTAGACCTGTACGTAAATGGATAGTAAGATTACGAATGTGGTATGCAGATATAAGAGGACATCACGGTAAACGATGGGATTATGAACCTTCTAAATATTACATGAGGAAAAAGAAATGAAGATATCAGAAAATACATCTGTAAGTATGCCAATGAAAAATATGATTGGTATTATCATAGCCGTTGCTATGGGTGTGTTTGCATATACAGAAGTAACAGCTAGACTAACAAGTTTAGAGACATCACGTGAGTTGTTTCAAGCAGATCTACTCAAGAAAAGTGAGCAGAAACCAACCGACCAGGAACAATTTATGTTAATAGAATCTTTGTATGGTGATGTAGAAAAATTAATTACAAATCAAGAACAAAATATGACTAACAAAGTTAATATAGAATTTCTTAAAACGCAAC